TCCGTCGTGATTTTTTTTCAACATATTGGTATACAAGTTGTAGCGATTATTCAATCTATTCCGTAGTTGAATGAGATAAGCATACAACCCTTGTCTTTCCATTGATATTGGTTGTGAAATACGAATATCATATAAAGCTAGGTTTATATTTTGAATAAGTTCATCATCGTATCGCACTGACTGTTTGTATTTCGCATCAGCACATACAGATATATATCGGTTCCTTACAAAAGAGATATACGATGGCATTGTGCCTAGAATGAATAGAATTAGTCCGGTCATGGTTTGTATTGAACTGTATTATACATATATGAATTCAATTTTTCAAATAAGATAGAATACAATATTTATGCTATGAATATAAAATTTATACAACCATACAGTATATACACGAATAACATGTCTAAAAATTACAAAGCAAAGACGAAGACGAAAAACTACAAATCAAAACAAATACATTCGGACCAATTATATGATGCCGATTATCTGATTATTGTGGAATCTCCATCAAAATGTAACAAAATAGAATCCTATTTGGGAATCAACTATTGCTGTATCGCGTCGCTCGGTCACATTCGTTCCTTGAACGGTTTGCGTTCTATTGATACGAAAAGCTCGTTTGAGCCGTCGTTTGAAATGATTAAAGAAAAACAGCACCACGTGGATGAAATGAAAAAGGTAATTGCCAGGTTTGACTACGATAAGATATATATCGCCACAGACGACGACCGAGAAGGCGAGGCGATTGGATGGCACATATGTGAAATTTTTGGTCTCCCGGTAGAGAAAACAAAACGGATCATATTCCACGAGGTGACCAAACCGGCGCTCGTCAAAGCGGTGGATTCACCGACATATATAAACATGAAGGTTGTAAAGGCGCAGCATGCCAGGCAAGTTCTTGACGTGATCGTCGGTTATAAGGTTTCGCCATATTTGTGGAAATATTTGTATAGTGATAAGGACAACGCTTTGTCTGCTGGCAGATGCCAGACCCCTGCCCTACGTCTTGTTTATGACAATGAAAAACAAATACAAAATAGTCAATCAGGTTCTCCTGTATTCAAACTGCATGGTAATTTCTTATCCGAGAAACTGGATTTCGTGTTAAAAAAGGAATTTGATAGTGAGGAGGACGTGGAACAAGTGATACACAAGTCAATTTCACATAAGCACATATTAACAATGGGAAAGAAAAAAGAGTCGCGACGTTCTCCACCAAAGCCGTTAAATACGTCCTCTTTGCTACAGTTGGCCAGCTCCAATTTACATATGTCACCTGGAGAGACAATGAAACACTGTCAAACCCTGTATCAGAACGGATATATCACGTATATGCGAACAGACAGCAGGGAATACTCTAAACAATTTATAGAATATATGGAAAAATACATAACATCAAAATATGGACAAGGTTCTCTTCTCTCTAATTTGAACATACTTGAGAATAAATCAGATACAAATCCTCATGAAGCGATTCGTGTAACACAGATAGTTCTTCAAACCATCAAGTGTGAGAACCCACGAACGTTGTCTTTGTATAAATTACTATGGAAAAATACGATTGAGAGTTGTATGGCGGACTATGTATGTGATACTTATGAAATATGTATAAGTTCTCCTATTGATTCTGTATACACACATACATTGGAAATACCCAAAAAGTATGGATGGAGAGAAATAGAGGAGAAACGTCCGATTACAGAAGTGCAGAGTGAGTTGGGTGGTTTGCGATTAAAAATAGAAAGTCAGAAGAGCATGGAGGTGAAATACAACAAGATAGAAACCAAATGCAATGTAAAAAAATCGCATAGTCATTACACGGAAGCGTCTTTAATTAAGAAGCTGGAGGAACTTGGCATCGGGAGGCCTTCTACGTTTGCCTCATTGGTGGAAACCATCATTGATCGCGGTTATGTAAAAAAACAAGATGTGCGAGGTGTTACATTCAACACGACAAATTACATTCTTGAAGGCGGAAAAATGAAGAAAACAACACAAGCGAAAGAATATGGCGAAGAAAAGGGAAAATTGGTGATACAAGAGTTGGGTGTTCTCGTCTTGGAATTTTTATTACAGCATTACGATTCGTTGTTTTCGTATGAATATACCAAACGCATGGAATCGCAATTGGATGAGATATCAGATGGAGGGATCGTTCAATGGGAACAAATATGTAAGGATTGTTACAATGAAATCAAAGAATTAGGGAAGAAGATGAAAAATGTAAGTAAGTTCTCGTTGTCCCTAGACGAGACATATGAATTCGTATACGAGAAGTATGGACCCGTGTTGCGATACAAAGACGCTGAGAACAAATACGCTTATAAAAACATAAAAAAGGAATTGAACATATCTCTTAACGATATGATAGAGAAGAGATATACAGCAGAAGAATTGATAGAGGAAGCGGAAAACTATTTGGGCGTTTACCAAGAGCAGAATGTATACATAAAAAATGGCAAATATGGAGCATATGTAGAATGTGGGGAGAAGAAAAAGAGTTTGAAGAATGCGGACAAAGATGCGTCTGTCTTCACGATAGAAGATGCGATTAAACTGCTCACTGAGGAAGTGCAAGAGAAGAGTGTATTGTTAACACTGAATGAAGAAATAAGTATCCGCAAAGGTAAATATGGTCCATATATATTTTACAATCCTCCGGGAACAGCAAAGCCACAATTTTTCAACATAAAGAAATACAAAGGGAATTATTTCAATGATGATGTAAACGAAGTATTGGATTGGATAAAAAAAACGTACCAGATAGAATAATATATCTTCACACTATATAACCATGCCAAGTCAACTATATATGAATTATCTCATTTTCGCGATTATGTACATGTCTTCTATATTTTTCTCATATGCGAACAATACGGAGTCCTTGGGTATATTATCGTTGTTCGTGGTGAATACGTCGTTTATGTTCTATATGGGGAAGGACATGTTTTATCACATGACAAGTAAGGGTATTGGTCCGTCCATCCTACAATATGTGATTATCTTCGGCATTTTAGCTTCACTGTTGGTGAACTCTTCCGCGTTATTGGTTAAAAGTTTATCGTTAATGAGCATAAGAAGTAAAAACATGGATACCGGAGAAGATAGCAGTCAAATGTCTACGAAAAATAAGATGCTGTTCAACGATTTTAGAACTTCACAAACAATATTCTTCATAATGTTATCGGGGGTGCTAGGTGCATTTCTATATTATTACGAATATATTCAGTTTCATTTTGTAGATATAGTAAACAATGGTGGGTCGTGGATGGATCTAACAAGTGTTCTTCTAGTTGGGGGTGCGACCTTCTTATTATCGTTGTCTGCGATGACCTTTCAAAATGCGAAGGAGTTCTCAAAGGTTCGTTTGACAAAGCAATCGTAGTAAACAATAAATAATGCCGGAATACAGTATAAAAAATACCTATATGTTTTATTAAAAACACACATAGGTAACGATGAAATATTACGAATCTACTTTTGACGACTATTTGAAATCCAATAAATTATTCAATGTTCACCCCGAATTAAATCATATTACGAATAATCTCCCCCGATGCATAGCGCAATTGGAGAACTTAATTATATACGGGCCGGCAGGCGTAGGAAAATACACACAAACACTGAAAATACTATCAAACTACAGCGAAAGTGAATTAAAATACGACAAACGCCTTGAGGTAATCACTGATAAACAAAATTATATGATGCGATTTAGTGATATACACTACGAGATAGATATGTCATTGCTTGGATGTAATGCCAAAACACTATGGTATGAAATATTTTTCCAAATCGTGGACATAGTTTCAATCAAGAAGGAGAAATTCGGAGTCATCGTATGTAAAAACTTTCACCACATAAACAGTGAACTGTTAGAGGTATTTTATAGTTATATGCATCACTATGACAAGGCAGATAACATACAAATCAAATTTATAGTGCTTACTGAACAGATTAGTTTCATACCGAATAAAATAGTGAATATTTGTGATACAATCTCTATTCCGAGGTTAACTGATAGTGCGTATACTGAACTGAACAATATAAACAATATGCTCGCAAAAAATACATATCATAGCGATTTTCCAACAAAGGTTTCCAAATATTTACCGGAAGTGAGGATACAAGATACGGATTCGCCATACCAACCTAATTGCTTGATTGAAGAAATAGAAAAGGAGAACATTGGTAATATAAAAGACATTAAGTCGTTCACGTCTTTAAAAACAACCGATGAGATACCAGAAGATATATTTGATATAATAAGCAATAAAATCATAAGCGAAATGACGAATATTAACCAGTTTCAATTCACGCAATTCAGAGATACTTTATATGACATACTCATATACAACATTGATATATTCGAATGTATATGGACGGTCATCACCCATTTTGTAAACATCGGTAGAATAAACCAAGAGGATTGCTCGGATATCATAGCAAAAACGTATACATTTTTCAAACAATACAATAATAACTATAGACCGATATACCATTTAGAGAGTATTATGTTCTATATAATAAATAAATTACATCAATATGAACTACGAAAAGGCGTGTGAAATATTAGAGTTGAACGAAGATGCGTCTATTGACAATATAAAGAAACAGTATCGGTTAAAGGCATTATTATGTCATCCAGATAAAAATCAATCAGCCAATGCGAACGAAGAGTTTCAAGACTTGTCAGAAGCATACCAATATCTGTTAAAATTCAAGGAAAATGCGATGGATATAGACGATTCAGACGAGATGTTATCAAACATGGATTATAAATACTATTTGTTTATGTTTTTGAAGAATACCATAAAAGGCAATTCACAGGAGTCCTTATTATATGCGATATTAAAAAAGACGACTACGGTATGTAGTGAAAAGGCCATCCAACTATTACAAAATCTTGACAAACCTGCCCTCATTAAGATATACGAAATTCTCACAAAAAACAAACAGTATTTGCATATAGAATCGTCTCTTCTTCATAAAATAGAGGAGTTGATAAACGAGAAGATAGAAAACGACGAATGTGTGATATTGCAGCCTTCCCTAGACGACTTGTTTGAGAACAACTTGTATAAATTGACAGTCAATCAACACATCTACATAGTCCCTTTGTGGCATAATCAACTGATATATGACAACTCAGGTAATGATATTTATATCAAATGTTTTCCTATATTGGAAGACAATATTGAAATAGACAAAAACAACAATATACATGTCCAACATAGCGAATCGTTACAGACAATATGGGACACAAAGGAATTTCATATTCAACTAGGCAAGAAAGTCTTACATATACCCATTGAACAAATATCATTAAAAACGACCCAGGTGTTATGTATCCAATGTGCCGGTATTTCACGAATGAATACGGAGGATGTATATGACGTGACACAAAAGTCCCATGTTTACATTTATTTGAAGTTAACATAGTATAGGAGGCAATATCCTATCAAATACGCATAAAAAATAATAACCAACAAAAGCTGGCTATTATTTTTCATAATTCGGTTTTCTATTTTTTAATCTCTTTTCGTTTTACTGTTTTTCTGTTTCGTGATTTTATATTACTTACTCAGCAGGTGCCTTCTTCTTCACAATCTTCTTCTTAGGAGCAGGTGCTGGCTCGTCCTCGGTGGGCGCGGCCTTCTTCACAACCTTCTTCTTAGGAGCGGGAGCAGGCTCGGATTCCTCTTCCTCGTCACTGTCAGATGCGGCAGTTTCCTGTGCGACCTTCTCGGCAGTGTCAAAGACCTCTACCTCGTCCTCGTTCACGGCCTCAGTCTCGTCAATCTTCTGGGCATCAATTGTATTGATATCGTCCATAGACAACTGAACATTACACTTGCCGAAAATGGTGGCATTCTCAACAGGCTTTACCACACACTGACTCAGCTTCCAAGAAACGCCCCAAGCCTTGCCAGTAGTCCAAATGCCTCCGCACTGGATGACGCAAGCAACCTGACTCTTCTTGGGAATCAAATCAATGGGGGTCTCATTCTCGTTGTCGCTGGGGAAGAGTAGCTCCTGCTTGGTGTTGTAAATCTCCAGATTCTGCCACTGTCCCTGGTAACAAGGCACCTTCACAGACATACTAGGAGGACGAGAATGGTCAATCTTCTTGGTAATCTTGTCCTTGGGATACTTGAGGAAAGGGAACATAGTCTCCTTCACAAACTCACGAGAGCGCTCAGTTCCGAACCATGCTTCGCTATGAACGACGGCATCGTCAATGACTCTGTTTTCAAACTCAATAAGTTTCGCAAGGAAGGTATCGGTGTTCTTGTTAGAATAGTCAGCGCCAGGGAAGGCAAGGCTCATCTTGAACTTTCCATCAGACTCGCCTGTCTTCTCGTCAACATAATCAGATACGCCCCAAGTCATAATGAGAGGGGTAGAAAGATACAGACTGCGACTGGTCTGACCACTAATCACACTCACCGTAGTAAGACCACGATCACTCACGCGGGGCTTCATGTAACGCACCGCAGCGGTATCCCATTCACCAGTAGTAACAACACGAGGATTAGCAGACATAATTATAAATAAGGTATAATAACTGTAATATAGTAGCTGTGTATTCTTTAAATCAATTTTCTAGATGGATTGTGTAATTTATAACATTTGATATGCAGCTGTAGGTAATTTATGTTCTCTTTGTAATTATACATCATAACAATATAAAATCTATTGGTATATATAATACATTATGGAAGGTCAAAATAAACATATTAAGCGAAAGTACAAACAGAGAATCAATGAATATGAACTCACATATGACAATTACACGAAACATGGCGTAGTCTTAGCAAATTATAAAGTATCCGAATTAAAAACCGCGATGAAGCAAATGGGTAAGATGCGAATAACGGGGACGAAACCGCAGCTTATTGAGAGGATTACGTTCCGATTTAATGAAATCAATAAATCAATATGTATTCAAAAAATCTTTCGGGGGTGGTTTGTAAGACTCATACAACGATTACGTGGTCCTGCCTTGACAGATAGAAGTCTATGCACAAATGACAGTGATATATGTTCTCTTGAGCCACTGGATGAAATATCTACCTCGTATTTTTTCTCTTACAAAGACAAGCATAATTTTATATATGGATTTGATATTTCATCGTTAGTAACACTCATTGCAACCAAGGGCAAATTTATAAACCCATACACGCGTGATGTAGTCTGCAGAAGTGTATTAAAAAACGTATACCGGGTGTATAGGGGGAGTTATGCTATATTCGCAGACTTTCGTTCTGTGAATAAACCATTAAGGCCTGTCAGGCCAAATAAACCCCCTACTGTTTCAAGTATATCCAGACTACAGAATCGTTTTATGACGGGTCAAAACTCATTATATATACCCGCTAACGTGTCTATCTTACATGGGATTAGAGACAAGCTCAGTCGTATTCGCAGCCAAGAGACAAACGAGAGAATACGAACTCTTTTTCTAGAAATAGACCAACTAGGCAATTATACGCAATCGTCTTGGTTTTCAGAATTATCACACAGAGACCATGTGTTGTTTTATAGAGCATTATATGATATTTGGTATTTTCGTGCGGGTTTATCAGCTACAATCAAAAACAATATATGTTTCGCTTGTCCGTCCCGAACAACACCATTTAATATGTCAACCGGGGTGCTTGCTCCACGAGATGCTAGTATGCTTGACTACAACGAGATACAGTTAATCAACTTGGAAACAATTGAAAATCTCACCTATTGTGGAATTGATATAGAACATCGTAAAATAGGAGCATTGCACGCATTGTCTGCTCTCACACTTGTATCAAGAAATACAAGACGTGCCTTATCCTGGTTATATGAATCAGTTGCGTAATATGTTGAAAATACATGATTTAGACCTCACAAATTATGATTTTAGGTCAATTGTATATTTTTACAACCCATCTATCATTTGATAATAATAAAAATATATATTATTAACAAAATTGATATAAAAAGCATACAGGTTATATATTATATAATCAGAATGGTTAGAACTGCTAAGACTGCTACCCCCGAGACCCCCAAGAAGCGCGCCACTAAGGTCGCTGCCCCTAAGGCCGAGACAACGGCTGCCACCCCTCCTCCTGCCCCCGTGGTAGAGGAGACCGCTGCTCCTCAGGAGATGGATGCGGCTGCGGTTATGTCCCATAAGATGAACGAGTATAGCGCTAAGCTTCAGCAGCTCGTTGGTCTTCTGTCTACCCTTAAGAGTGATTTCAAGACTCTTGAGAAGACTGTCTCTCGTGAGATGAAGGTTGCCCAGAAGCTTGCTAACAAGAAGCGTCGCAGCACCAACCCCCGCAAGCCCTCTGGTTTCACCAAGGCTACTCCTATCAGCGAGGAGCTTGCCAACTTCCTTGGAAAGTCTGTCGGAACCGAGATGGCCCGCACTGAGGTGAGCAAGGAGATCACCAAGTATATCAAGTCTAACAACCTCCAGGATGCGTCCAATGGTCGCGTGATTCTGGCTGACGCCAAGCTTTCCAAGCTTCTTCGTCTTGGAAAGGAGGACGAGCTGACCTTCTTCAACCTTCAGAGATACATGAAGATTCACTTCGCCAAGGCCGGTGAGACTATCTAAATAAATTTACAAATAATCAACTAAAAAGCAATATTGTCACATATTTTTTACATCGCCACTCACCATAAACAAATATATTGTATCTTCATAATATATTTGTCTTGATAATTACCATCAGAAACCATATAAATACGTCTTTTACATTCTTATATACAGTCATGACTTCGCAAGAAGAACCTATAAGAGAAACGATTGATTCATATTTGGAAACACATGAGTCACCTTGTTTATACATACTGACTCCTTGTTATGGTGGAGTATGTTATACTTCCTATACGCGCTCCATTTTGAATACGGTTGAAAAAATGAGACAATACAATATTGAGGTTCACATAGAGTTTTGTAACAGTGATAGTCTTGTCTCGCGAGCGCGAAACAATTTAATTGCAAAGGCAATGGCGAATCCTCGCACAACGCATATGCTTTTTATTGATGCGGATATTACATGGAATGTTGATGACATTATAAAGTTGATCATTTCAAAGAAAGAACTATGTGGAGGCGTGTACCCCTTGAAAAAATACAACTGGAATCGTCTGGTTGGCAATCGTTCAGACGAAAAAGATACGAATGTTGTGTCTGACTGGCTTGAAAAGAAAAACGCAGGTATTTTCAAAAATATGATAGAGGACACTGAATTTATTCAGCATCGGTTATTGAGTTACAACCTAAATTACGTAAGCAACAAGATAGAAATCAAGGATAATATGACGGAAGTTCGGCATATTGCGACTGGATTCATGATGTTTACACGGTCGACGATTGAGAAGATGATGAAAGCGTTTCCGTATACCAAATATACAGATGATATTGGATTCTTGGAGTCCCATGAGAACGAGTTCGCGTATGCTCTTTTTGACTGTGGAGTTGAAAACGACCACTATTTATCGGAAGACTGGATGTTTTGTGAAAGATGGAGAAAGACAGGAGGTTCTATCTACGTAGATGTGACGATTAATTTGATACATACAGGAACTGAAAGTTACAATGGCTGCTATCTATCAACCATCATGGCATAAAAAATAGTAATGTTATGTTCCGTCGCATTTACGAAAAGATAAATCCGGAATTTCCCATAATTTCTTGTAATTGTATATTGTTCTCTGTCTTTTGTTTATAGGCGTAGTTTTTTTTGTTAAAGTTTGTGTCATTTATTACGAATAGTTGATGTATTTTAACAAGGGAATGAAAGTCCTTTATATATTTTGTATTCTTTGTTAACCATAAGTAAAATCCATAATATTGCTTGTTTTGAACAATACTATGGTTCACGTATTGCCGATATTGTTGAAACCATTTCAATGTTTCATGAAGAGTGGTCTCCATTTTTGTGTTATAATCTGTCCCAGATATCACTAAGATTTCCCGAAATTGCGATTCAGTCATATCCAGTTCGTTCAAAATATTGGATGTATTGTAACAAAGAACCGATTGATTTAATAAACTGAAGTTACGCAACACAATAGGACACCCGTATAGAAACATGTCCATGTCATCACTAATACATCCATCGGCCAGACCCATCTTTACAAAATATGCGCACAGTTCGTCTGCTTCATTTGGTGCGTCGTGATAAACTACCCCATACGCATCCATAAGCTGTTTTACACTTTCAATGTCCTTGTCTTGGACCCGAATAAATTGTCTTTTCAATGCGTCCATTTCTACTTCCAGCAATCGTCGTTCGCTATCATTCAATGTATCCCTATCCAATGATTTTGACAATTCGTGGAACTTATTTTCTGCTAATTTTTTTTTCGTGCTTCGTTCTTTAATCAATTCTTTCTTCTCTTGAGGCGGTTTTCCGTCAAATATGAAAATTGGAATGATCTTACAAGACTTCAATATTGAGATAAATAAATACATGTTTTCCATTAGTGCATTATCTCCTATGAATTGATACAAATATATACTCGTGTCTATAACTAACGTCTTGTTCTGAAACGCCGACAGTTTCGTCTTGTAAATGGAATTCTTACCGCATTTATCTCTTAAAAACCTATTCAAATTTTTTATTCCCATTGATTTACTTGATTTATACCGACATATCTTGTTGCATGGTCGTAATCAATTTTCCATACAACCGTTTGTCATCATGTAAAAAATAAAAAGTAACATTGGTTACTCTTTATTTTTATAGTTTTATAGTTTTATAGTGTAAGTCGTTTTTCTATTTATTAACACGTGTTTGTCTCAAGCTGCTTGTATTTCTCCAGCTCCTTCTGTAGTTCTTCTACTTCCTTCGTCTTCTTCTCCAGCTCCTCTGTCAAGAACACGTTCGCCGCGGACAATTGATGGACGTTCACCTCATTCTCCACTTCAGGAATAGGTTTGTGATTAATCTTGAACACAATGTATCCAGGAACCTTGTCACCATCCTCGTTCAAGGCATACACCTTGCAGAAGACATTGTCCCTATAATCTCCCTTGAAACGATAATGTCCCGCGGTATCAAGCATGTTTCGGAAGTTCTTTGTATACTCATTGTCATACCAATGCTCAAAGTGAACAAAGAGCGCCTTTCCTCTGTTGCCGTTGTCTAGCTCACGGTCAACAAAATCTACACGCGAAATCTTACCAAGTCTCATCGTATTTTCCATGTAATCTTTCAATACAGGAATCAGTCTGGTGGTAGACCCCTCAGGGGTGCCCACAAGCATATTTGATGATACAAACGGAATATAGATACTCTTCCAGTCATCCGCGGTCAACGCAAGAGCGTCGTTGCCGTCGGACTTAGAAACACCCAGAAGAGAAGACGCATACTGACCACTGTTACTGAAAGACAAATGGGTCATTTCCTCGCCATTTTCCCAGTATAGCTGGTCGTTTGCGACTACGGAAATCTTGGTGTTCTTCTTCTGTAAAAGGTGGTCCCTTAGCTGGGACGCAGCATGGGTATTGTTCCAATGCTCAAAATCAACGGACGCGCTATGAGTAGTCGTGTTCATATTCAATCTGCGATTGAAGAACGACTTAGAAATGATTGCGACGTTAGAAACCTTGCCAATATTCAATACGTCTTCAAATAGTTTCTTGGCGCTATCCTCGTCGGTGTATCCTCTCGGGAGAGTGGTGATACGCAAACTCAGAGAGTCCACCTTAGTGTCGTCCCGTAGAATCAAATTTGAAGTAGTAAAATAAACGCAAGGCTTCTCGTAAGCCATCTGCTGTGCAGAATCATCAACGTAAGATAAGGTAGCCATAGTGTATGAATAAGATATATATGTTATAACTATGAATATATAAAAGCATTCTTCTTTAATCAATTTTTTAAAAGAATTTATACAGGATACCAGTGAACCGTGTTATTGAGAACATTTTTCATCAATGTCTTTCCTCAGTTTCATGAGTAATATGTCTGCTTCTGGCTCGCTTCCTCTTACAAAGTGAATTAACTTGGCTGTTTTGGTGTTTTTCAACATATCTTTCATATCAGGGTTTTGACAGAATTTTGCCTCCAGCGCAACGAGTCGCTCTACCTCGTGTCTAGGGTTGGACCCAAATTCATAGTAATCAGGGTCAATCGTAATATGACGTTCGCGATACACCTTGTCTTTGCTTCTACCGCTTTTACTTCCGGCGATTCTTGCTTTGACCAGGTCTTTTGATATGGCGCTATCACTTTCTAAGGCAAAACTAGAATAAAAGTCGGGATAGCCCTTTTTAAACTGCGAAGCCAATTTATAATGTTCTACGCTATTCCAGCGATGTCCGTCCAATGTAAACGGACTCAAATAGCTATCGTCCAATTGGCGACGCCAGTTGTTTTTCTTGTGCTTTAATATCAACTCCTTGAACAATACCAAATCGTCATTATTGATTTTCTCTCCAGACCCTTGTCCAGGCTTGGGTGTGCCATTTGAGTTCGCGTGAAACATAAATACAGTTTTGTTGTTATACAGATGGTCATTTAAGTATTCGTCGTCGGGGTCTACCATTTTTCCTTCGTCTACGTGAATGCCCAGTTTCATCTTTAACTGACGAAATTCAGGTATGGAATAATACGGCCCCGCGTTCTTCTCAATGCATTTGTTGATTATCAACGACTTAATTTGACTAGGCAGTGAAGCAAATGTGAATCGCTTGCGTGTATCGTAGGTGACTTGTGTATAATGATTGCCGGTGTAGGATGTCAGTATATAATAGTCCGGATTTTTCTGATTGCTGGGTTGTTCGTTCATTTGACCACATAACAATACGGAATCCAAATCGTTTGCCTTATAGGCTTCTTCCGAAAATACCACTATTTTTACATTCAGTTTCTTCTCTAGTGTGCTGATCGCCCATGTGTCTGCCCAATATCCAGAAGTTAGGATATATTTTTTCAGGTCGTCTAATGTTGTTATGTTCTGCATAAACCGGAATTCGCCCATTAACTCGTTCACTGAGTCTTTTTCGCGATTCAGTTCTGTATATTTCTCGCGCAATTCGGCAATTCTATCTATTAATGATTTATTTTCTTGCTTATTGCTTGTATTAGAACACTGTTTTTTTAATTTCTGAACGGTATCCTTTATGTGTTTCAGGTTGCTCTCAATACTTTGTAATTCCGAATGAATACCCATATAGATTGACTGATATTGTTCAAAAATGGCCTCTGATACGTTCTCTGATAATATATTACGCAACGCATCTACGGTTGTTTCATGTTCAGTTCCTTCCAGTGCCATTTGAACCACTAAAAATAAACAGTCACCTTTTCCTTCATTGTCAACTATATGATAATTGTTGTTCTTCATGAAATTCGCAATCCAATCGTTATTCTCACTCTCAACAAAAGTTAGACTATCTATCTTCTCATCTTGTTCCATATTTTCAGTATTTTCCTGGTCATCCTGAGGAATGTCTTCTGAAACAGTATGTTCAAATATATATGCTTGATCTACGAATAAAAGCATGTGTCCTTGCTCAACGTCAATGTCTCCGTCCTCGTCTATGATGGAAATCATTTTGTTTGAATCAACCTCCAAAATACCTATGCGAGAATGTATTTTGTCATTTGATACTAAATATATTGAAAAGTATACCACATTTTCGTTTGAATAGGTATGTTGCTCGCGCCCTAACGCAATGGTAATCGGTTTGTCAAAATGAGTGACTTCATATATAGTGGATGCGTGTCCTATATCATCATTATCGATCTCGTTTGTTTCGTGGTAGTTAATTTTGTCCGGATGTATGAATGACTTGACCATATGATATATAATAGTATTATATATCATTTTAATACGTTTTCGTGTTAGTTACTTTTCAATTCTAATTTTTTCAGCGCATCTTGGATATCCATATATTTAAACACAATACGCGAGGATATACTTTGATGGTCTTTTGCTTTTAATTTACTACATTGATTTAAACGTTCTATTAAATTGGACCACTGTGGGAGATGATGTAAAAATGAGAACGAATTGACCATGAATATAAAAATGTTCTCGGTTACTTCTTCAATTAATACTGTATGTTTCTCTTTATCAATGTTATTTAATACTTTATCAAATAGACCATCTATCATCCCTAATAGCTCATCTTGTTCAAGTAAGTTGTATTCTGTCAATTTCACTACGAATTTAGTATTTGACCGTCGGTAGTCATTCGCTTTTACCAAATCGCAATACGCATCATAATGTTGATTTGCGTCAATATCAACAATATCGTTGAAACTATTGTTATACTTAGTCACAAACTCGGTTATTTGTGTAATAAAGCTGGGATAACATTTAATCATATCCTTAAATACCAGCACATACACTTCATGTCCTGCGCCCACCTTCTTTACAATATCCAATAAAATATTGGCAATGCTCATGTAACTATCGTTATCAACGTTTTCCGCATCTTCGTCGTCTGAATCATCTTCACCTTCGCCCACCACACTGTTCACTATCTCCATAATAATTGTAATAAGACTCTCGTAATTTTTCAGGGTTATTTTATTCAACGTGCTTCTCAATACGCTATATTTCTGCTCTATTCCCTCTCTTTTCTCTAGTTTCGTGGCCTTAAATGGACCATTGTTGTTTCCATCATGATTATCGCTTTTACGATAATTCTTATACTGTTTACGATGTTTTTTCTTATCATATTGCGTATACTCATTTTGACTGGGTGGAGGAAGTGTAGCAATGTATTCTTCCACTAACTTATACAGTATGTTGAATTGTTGATGGGTGTCTTCATTTAAGGAATACTCTATATCCACAGCATTAATTTTGTCATAATCATCCAATATATATTGCGTTAACATTGACCACTACACTAAATACACACGCAATGTTTATATACGTTGTATTTATTTTCTTCTATTCGTTTACCCGAGTAAAACATAATACGCGAATAACATATATGAGTTTCCATACATTCATGAATCAGTATTTCCCTGGAGAATCTACACATACTGATTCTTCGCATAGTTTTATACATGATTACGAAAAAAATGATATTTACGACGAGATTCAACGTTTCTCTTTGCCAATACAATATTTGTCATCGGATTCTATTTATTCTATCCAATCTCACGTGAAAGACGACCTTGAACTGACTTCCACCCACGACAATTCAAAATGTATGTACGAACACTTATTAAACCCGACAAATGTGTTTGGTGAATGCACGCTCAATCTGTGGAGCAATCAAATTACGAATGACGTCTCTTTTTTGCAAGACACCCAAAATGTGATTACTAATATGGACAAGGTGGGATATTCTACATCCAAAGAGACCGAACATATTATACCAGTATGGAAAATGTTGAAGAAAGATACGTCGTTTCTGGACAGATATAACTACATTGATTGGGACCAGTTTAAAAGTTTGAATTACTCTACTCCTTTCTTACAGGTATTGTCTACGATGACTATTATGTCGCCATTAGTTAGTTTGATTATTCCCATCATTTTCATGGTATTCCCATTTATTTTATTGAAGATACAAGGTATTCCAATTTCATTTTCTAGTTACATTGAAATATTAACACAATTAGCAAAGCATCATTTCATAGGGAAAGCGATTGTCACCATGTCAAACTTTTCAGCCGAGAACTTCGTCTACCTTTTGATCACGTTTGGCTTGTATGGTATTCAAGTATATCAAAATGTCACTAGTTGTATAAAATATCATAAGAACGTTCAAAAAATAAATAGTGCACTGAAGTTAGTAGAGAACTTCTCGGACCGGTCCATTAAAAATATGGCATCTTTCCAAGAGGTAATCGGCGACTGTCCCACCTATTCCGCCTTTTCCGAAACAATGAACATACATACATCGCGTCTACAATACATAAAACAGTTATTACAATCTGTTCCGACATTCTCATCTTCTATGAAGGATTACACAAACAATGGATACATGTTAAGATGTTTTTATGAACTATATGAGAACAAGGAATTAGAAGAAACCATGTTATTCGCATTTGGATTTGAAGGATACATGAATAATTTACATGGAATACATGAGAATATAACACAACACCACCTATCGTTCGCAAATTTCACGAATAACGAGAACACACACATTCAAAAGCAGTATTATCCGCCACTCTTGAAGGAGGAGGTAGTAAAGAATACATGTGATTTATCTAACAATATGATTATTTCGGCCCCTAACAAGGCGGGAAAGACGACTATATTAAAGACGACCACGTTAAACATTATATTTTCTCAACAATTTGGATGTGGATTTTATCAATCTGCGACCATACATCCCTATGAGTATATTCATTCCTACCTTAATATTCCAGATACCTCACAGAGGGACAGTCTCTTCCAGGCGGAATCTAGGCGGTGTAAGGATATTATTGACCACATACAAGAGAATGAAGGTTCTCGTCATTTCTGTATTTTTGATGAATTGTATTCAGGAACCAACCCAGATGAGGCGTCTCAGGCAGGAAAGGCATTCATTAACTATTTGTCTAGGTTCTCCAATGTTGATTTTATATTGACTACTCATTATTTTAAGATCTGTAAGTTCTTCAAGGAACATACAAGTATTAAAAACTATAAGATGGAAGTAGGAGTTGAGAACACAGGTGAATTCAATTACACTTATAAATTAAAAAAAGGTATTTCTACACTAAAAGGTGGCATTCGTGTGCTGAAAGACCTGGGATACCCCGAAGAAATTTTAAAAGAAGTCGCATAAATAAAATAAATTCATCATGATTACATATCACACACGTAATTATGATGAGAACACGATGATTCTTTCGCTCGGCTCTTTATGAGCGGTCACATGGACGTTTTTGTTGTACATAGGTAAATCGTGTATTTGATGGAAATATTTGGACGTGACGTTGTTCATATCTTTGAGTAAGTCGTATTGTTCTCGGGTATTGGATGATCCGTATCCAGATAGAATATAACACAGTTTTCCGTTTTTCGTGAGCACTTTTTTACACAACTGGATAGTAGCCTCCCAGTATTTTTCCAGCCAATCTTGGTATGTTTTGTATTTGTTAGTGCTTTGGTTTTTACCCTCGTATAATTCTAGTTTGTAGTAAGGAGGGCTGAAAAACACCACGTCAAAATGGTTCTCGTATTTCTTCATGAATCGTTTATTTTTTGCGAGGTCCTCGGATGGTTTACAATAAATGTCTTTTTTGATGGATGGATACATAGTTGAGATAAGTTGGTCTGTTTTCTTACATACATCGGGAATCACATCCGTTCCCACGTATTCCTTGACCATAGCCGACTCCAAGAATCCATATGCATAAGAACTCCATCCCAATGTTGGGGTGAATATTTTGGTACCTTTCAGCAAGTTCTCATTCAGGGAATAAATAACATAAGGATTAAGAATGGAAGCTCTAAAATAGTAGGATGACAATACACTACCAAACCTACCGTTTTCAATATAATGAAGAGAACTTGGTGTGAGTATTTTATAATCAATTATTTTATGCTGGAATATGTCTTTCAATACATCCATATATGTCGGCACATTTTCAATCCCCGACTTAGTAGTTTCAAGAATATGCTTAAAATGTAGATTTCGGATGAGATTCTTCAAGAGTGGTTCTTTGTTGTTGTTAATCTGAACAGTCTTCATTGGTTGATAATGTTCTCCAAAATGGACGTTTTTATCTTTGATTTGTAGGGACATGGTATAGAATCTGGTTAAATACGCCTCAATGTTGACAATATCCTGAAACAATCGCTTAAGGTTCTCCGTTTTCAGGGATTTTTTAGAAATATATTGTTTTAATGGAGTTATTTTCTGTCCTACGCGGATTTGATATGTGTCTAAAAACTTGTCAAATGACTCGGGTTTTACTATACGAATATCTTTTATAAAGTCAGACAACTCGATAAACGGATTCATGTATTTATATATACTGAATATAATAATATCCAAGATTTTCCAAAGTGCATGTTTTTTTACAAAACAAAAAAGTTTTTCAGATTTGCACTTTTGGACATTTTTAAAAATGTCCAATTTTCATTTTTTGGGAAAAGTTTTTTCTTGCAAAAACACACTTTTTCAGTTCAAAGCATAATGCAGTAAATCACGTTTTTCAATAAAATATTTGACTGCATACTTTTTTTATTGTGTTTTGAAAAAACGATTTAGGAGATTTTTGTGTTAACAAATTATATTAACAAATGTTAACAAAAAAATCTCCAAAAATCTCCTATAAATTTTATTGTGAAAAATGTAATTACAGATGCAGTAGACAAAGCGAATATAACAAACATGTTCTCACTGCAAAGCATAAATCGTTAACAAACGTTAACAAAAAAGTCTCCAAAAGTCTCCAAATATTTGCGTGCGATATATGCGAAAAGCAATACAAATCTCGTGTGGGTTTATGGAAGCATCAACAAAAGTGCAGCCAAGAAAATATACATATAAGCGTGAATCAAGAAACGATAGAAGAATCTGTCACAAAATCGCCAACAATGCCCGATATGAACGTATTTGTGGATTTATTAAAACAAAATCAGGAATTTAAAGAATTGATGATTGAACAGTCCAAGCAAATCCAGGACCAACAAGAAGAAAATCAAGAACTTCACAAACAACTGATAGAAGCGGTAAAACATAGTGGACATACTATCAATCACAACAATACCATTAACAATAACCAGAAATTCAATCTACATTTTTTCTTGAACGAACAGTGTAAAGACGCGATAAATATGTCCGATTTCATAGAAAACATAGAATTAGACATGGAGGACTTGACCGAAACCGGTCGTCTAGGCTATGTGGGAGGCATTTCACGTATTCTTGTAAATAAACTACAAGAATTAGATATTTACAAAAGACCTCTTCATTGTACAGATATGAAAAGGGAGACTCTGTATATCCGTGAAAACGATGAATGGTCAAAAGAACACAACTCCAAAGAAAAACTCCAAGAAATCGTAGAGAAAGTATCCAATAAGAATTGTCGTACTATCAAACAATGGACGGATGAACATCCCGAATACAATACATTTGACTCACCGGAGAACATGGAATATATAAAACTCACCCAGGCAGTATTAGGTGGATTTGGTGAACAAGAAACCCGTCAATTCCGCGATAAAATATTAAGAAGTGTAATCAAAGAAGTCATGATCAACAAAATATAAAAGTGCATGTTTTTTTTAAAACAAAAAAGTTTTTCAGAAATTCACTTTTGGACATTTTTAAAAATGTCCTTTTTTCATTTTCTCAGAAAAGTTTTTTCTTGCAAAAACACACATTTTCGGTTCAAAGCTTAATGCAGTAAATCGTGTTTTGAATAAAAATATTTTGCTGCATAAAGAAAAAAAATATTTTCCGAAAAAATGATTTAGCAACTTTTTTGTGTTTCCATATTAGAAACAGATGGAAACAGAAAAGTTGCTCAAAGTTGCTAAAAATTTTGTCTGTGAAAAATGTAACTATAATACGAGCAAGCTTAGTAGTTATAAGAAACATTTGACCACTGCAAAACACTTGGGGAAACAAAAGGAAACGGAAAAGTTGCTCAAAGTTGCTGACGTGAATAAGTGTGATTATTGTTATAAACCATACCATAACCGCAGTAGTTTATGGAAACATAAACAAAAATGTATGTATCAACATAGAGATGCTGTGTATAGTGGCTCTGAAAACAATATATCACAAGAAGTGGTTGAAAAAGAAGACTCGTACACAGCGATATTTGAGTTAATAAAACAAAACCAGGAATTCAAAGAGTTACTTGTAGAACAACAGAAAGAGAACCAAGGTCTGCAAAAACAATTATTAGAAGCAGTGAAAGACGTCAAACATGTAACCAACAATAACGTAAACAGTAACAATAAATTTAATTTGAATTTCTTTTTGAATGAACAGTGTAAAGACGCGATGAATATTTCAGATTTTTTGGAAAACATGACTCTTGACATGGAAGATTTGCTAGAAACCGGGAGATTAGGATACGTAAACGGAATATCTCGCATTTTCGTAAATAAATTACGCGAATTAGATACATACAAACGACCCCTTCATTGTACGGATTTGAAACGCGAAACATTGTATATTCGCGACAACAACGTATGGGAGAAAGAGGAGAAATCAAAAGATAAATTGCGGGAATTAGTAGACCGAGTAGCAAATAAGAATTGTAAAACAATGAAACAGTGGACAGAAGAGAACCCCAATTATACAGTGTATGAATCCCCCGAGAATGAAGAATTTATGAAACTGTCCAACACAATATTGGGCGGACTGGGCGATTTTGAATGTAAACAGTTTCGCGACAAAATCATCCGAAATGTGATCAAAGACGTGATGATAAATAAACTCTAATGCCAACGCAAGAGAATATAATAACAAAGTGATTTGTTATTATAACAAGATTAGAGGTGACATATTTTTTATAAGATTATTTACTTGCTTGCGGTGCGAGGTGCGCGCTTCGCCTTGACAGGAGTGAAACCATCGTCATTACTGCCGTGAGGAGGACGAATGCTGTGTCTGGTCTCGCACATGAGCTCACCGCCACTCACGCCGGTGACATTGACGGCCTTCACCTCATGGGGACCGTCGGTAGACTTCTCCAAGTCAAACTCAACATACTCTCCCTGAACCAAATACTTATACTGAGAATTAGTGACCTTCATGGCACTGTAGTGAACAAAAATGTCACGGACATCATCAGAATCCTTCAATGTAATAAACCCATACCCAGCCTTGTTATTAAACCACTTCACCTTACCAACCAGTCCAGTAGTAGCAGCATCAACAGTAGAACTCATAATAGACTATATTATATACAATAGTAGAGCACCTATCTTTTATATTGTTTTATATAAACGTTCATGTGAATAAAGTCCGGAGTGCATTATAACATGGCGATTCATCGTAACAAATATTATAAGAATATTGAAAATACATAATAAGTTTTTTATCAATCATAGGAAACAGTTTAATAGACTGATATTCCTTATAACTAGCAATTTTCAGGGTTCGGCGATTGGATATATGGTTTGTAGGATGGAGTGTATCTTCTATATGTGGGACATTGTCCCAGGGAAGTTCTTGATATAAAATATACAGAAACATGTATCCTAGCGAAATGACATCATCGCGAATTGACGGGCGATTACCCAACATAACATAATAACTGCAATACTTAATATTTCCAGTGATTTCGGTGAGCTGTATATTTTCAAGATGGTTTGATTGGTCATCAATGCAGAAACAAGATAATCCAAAATCAATCAAAAAGAGTTCTCCGTTCTTTATCATAAAATTATCGGGTTTGATGTCCCTATGTAATACGTGTAACTCATGTATAGACTGAACAAGTGAAATGAGTTTTTGAAAGAGTTTGTATACAGTCGGAAGAGGAAGTTCATCATGTGTCTGTAAATACTCGTTTAGATTCATGTCATACAGAGGGGTAACAAGACAAAAAACGCGATTATGTAAGCCATACCAAGAAATAATAGGAATACTGCGACAGCGATTATCGTATAAATATTTCAAGATGCTACATTCATGTTTCAATATTTTGTAGGGAGACCGAACATCTTCGGTTTTAATAGCGAATTGTGTATTTTTTTTCTGACACGTCGCGCTATATACATTACCAAATGAGCCGTTACCAATAAGTTCTTCAACGATGTATCTGTGATTGACTAAGTCATTCAATTCCATTCCATTATAAAGGGTAAGAGATAATATCTATATGCGTATGATAATTATATATCTATCTATGTATATAACATGCAAATGATGTTTGATTCTATTTTCCAAACAGTCGGTAAATACTTCCAACCGATTAGTATATTATTTTACGTGTTATATGCGACGTTTGTATTTGGAATTGCGTTTTTCAACATAGAATATTTGATGATATTCAAAACATTGATACATAGTTTCGTGTGTTTGTTTTTGATTATACGTTTTCATCCATTCCGGGAACACAATTTAACAAAATACGATAGTCGTATTATATTTTCAGCAGCGACCATTTTGTTATTGAATACAGGCATTATAGATACTGTTTACGGATACATAGAGCAATACAAAATTGAAAACCACGTAAAAAACCTAATAGAAAGAACAAACGAACTAGAATAACCAATCCGACGATAGTATAGAATGAATCACAATGATATCCAGAACATATTCGAACAAGCGCGACAAGACCCCGAGTGTCTATCAAATATAAACATAGACGAACTGCTGGACGAGACGAGCGATGTAAAAAATGACTATTTACAGGACAAAACCATCCAAGAGATACAGCAAAATATACATGAAGTGTTAAGTGAGAATTTACAAGGGCAAATAGATATTGTCCAATATACAGAGAAGTTAAAAGATTATCGTCTAGTGGATGAAGTAGGCGAATTGCATATAGGGAAACATATAAGATGGATGCGCAGAGGGACGACCAAGTTAACAAATGGAGGGATTGTGGTAGAAGTGAAATTTCTAGACAAGGGAATCAATGTATTATGTAAAAACGCAATACATAGATTCATACAAATCAAATATGACGATTGTCTCATTTTCCAAAAATTGTCCATTGACGAACAACTCATATTAACAGTGAATCAACACGTCCAGTTAGGTTCCTGATAAAATATATTCAGGAGTTACAGAACCGAATTACGTTCTTTTTTTTCGGGTAAATTTACCCACACGTTGTTGTGTTTTCTTTGTATATTTTTTCATTTGCGAGACGAAGAAGAATTCTTTTACGTGAAACATCATTTTTTGAATAACTAAAATATCGGTTTCTTGTCGTTTGAGTGCTGTATTTTTAGCGCGAGGGGTATTGTTAGACGAGAATATGCTGAATTGTAATTTCAAAAACGGATATAAATCGCATCCATTTTTAGATGGAATTTGTTTAGCGAGAGGAGACTGTAGAAATCGCTGTAAAATTGTATCAGTGCGGAGCGAATGATGATAAGAGGCGGGCTGAATATAATAGACCTTTTCGTTTTTCATTTTGGAATAATATGAATTATCAATGAAACAAATTTCAGCTGAACTTGGTATCATTGTGCATTTCATAAAATCATTATACGTTTTAGAATGGGTGGTTCTATCAACTTCTACCCGTTTGCTGTCTATTTTGAACGCATAAATAATTTTATCAAATAAATCATTCTTAAGGTCTAGCTTATAATTAAAATACTTTGAAATTAAATTAATCCAATTCAAAGAACACTGGTTGTTTGTATAAATATATAATTTTTTACACTGCCCCGTTTGTTTTTTTTCGTGTAAATACTCCAGTATATGCAATATCCCATACCGTAAAAACTCTGGATAAAGGTCCAATAACTGGTTGAAATCAACCGGATAATGGTCTTCGCACATATCTTGTAATATGGACCATAATATATACAATTCGGAGAAGGACCCCAATGTTTCATCTAAATCAAACGCAATCACGCGTTTAACTCGCTTTTTACGTTTTTTATGAAATTCGTTTCCTTTATATATAGAAATATAACTAGATTGAGGTATGGCTTTATTCATTATATAACCACCGAGAATATATAAATCCCCATTTTATATATTCTAAAAGATTTCCACCCACAAATTATTTACCTGTAGAACCAAATCCGCCGTCGCCTCTCGTAGAACCGGACAAATTGGAGTCATTCGTTACAATAGTTACCAATACGGGACAAAGCGTAGGATGACAAACTTGTAACAAGCGCGTGTATTTTTCCACATGATACGGATCTTCTTCTGACACGGGACCAAGATGACGAAACGCGCCTTTGATAAAACCACGATATCCCGAATCAATGATGCCTGTATGGTTTGCCAACATAAGAGGTGTCTTAGAAATGCTAGACCGAGGATATAAATAATACCCACACGACTTCCACATGGCGGGGTCTTTTGAACCATCGCTACTATATAGCATCTCTGCTTTGACCTTAAAATCAATCATTTTACAAGAAAACTGGTGGACAAACTGCTCCTCTCTAGGAACATAAAGGTCAAACCCCGAATCAGGATATCCATTGCATAACATGTTCTGGTTATGTTCATCCACTGGCTGTCTGTATTTTTGAGCAAGTTCTTCGTTATCTACATAGAGTTTTAATACAGCGAATGGTTGGGTAGTGATTCCATTGTCGTCAGTAAAGTGTTCTGATTCAATAAAATGAAACATAATATGAGTATGATGTAGGATATCATATTATATTTATATGGTTTGATTACATAGTATCGCCGCGAGTCTTCTTGAATTCCTTCCAGGAAACGTTCTTACCGCTAAGCTGAACGGGTTTATCGGATTCGTATTGAGCATCCAGATTGTCCATGCGTTTGGTGGCACTATCCACATACAGCTCTTTCAAGATCTTACCAATCATGACGGATCCCTCATGTTGGTCAACTTTATCGTCCTCAATCAACTTGAGTATAACCAGCATTTTAGTCATGATGGTCAAATCCAACTCATCACAGATCATTTTGTTAAAAAGATCGGTGTAATTGTTGTATAAGAAGGGAACTTCTAGCATACACTTGTTCTTGAATTCTTCGGCATTAGACGATTTCAACGCGGCTTCGGTGTTCTTAAGGGTATCAAGTTTTCGGATATCATCGCGAATAAGAACGCTGTGTTTTACCTTACGAATGTGCTCAGTATTATCCTCACACTCAGAATCATTAATCAGTTTCTTTAAATGCAAGCGCTCACTATCACTTAGAGTAGACATACTATATAATAAAAACAATTTCGTTATGTTTATGTTTATTTACGAGAAAAGATTATAATAATTTACAAACGCTTCTGTATAAACAACGCGAATCCGAACAAGGTATCAATAAATAATGGTAACCATGCGAGTGTATCGCCCTGTAATGAGTAAATCGCAGCTGCCATATACAACAGTCCGTGTATCAATCTGAAGTTAGCCCACCATGTGTTACCGCCGGCTTCAAACGCATGTAACCGCGAGTTTCCGAAATACAAATATAGAAAGGAAGAAGCGATAGTAAATAAGACAAGCCCATAGTAGAACAACAATGACTTATGCAAATACAGTGGCAAAATAGTCAATATTATGCGCGCTGGCATACATCCGAATAAAAAATACTGAATGCTCTGTTTATCGGATAACATATAATATAATATAGATGTAGACAATATTTTAGTAGAAAAAATATAAACTAAATGTATAAACATGCTGGTAAAGTTTGCTCAATACACGATTATACTATTTTTGACATTGGTCATAATGGGTTCACTGTTTAGTTGTGTGGATACTTCTCCACACAGTGAACACAGTATCGCGAATACTGCGATGGAAATAGAAGGATTTGAAGCAATGGACCGGCCATTGGATTACAATATCCAAGATAACGAGGACGCGCCAGAGGTAGCGATGGTTCACGGGTTTAATCAGCTATTCAACGGTATCAACAACGCGGGTGAAAAAATAGACAAGATATCTTCCGTGCGCGGAGATGTAAACTGCGAAGCAGCATATGGAATAAGTAATTCCATGGGACCCTTATGCTTTGACGATGAAACGATTAAGTTAATGAGAACTCGCGGCGGAAATTCATCTACGGGTCCTAGTGAGATAGGTGCGTAATACCACATTATGGATTAGAAGACACGTAACATTTTTCACAGTATTGTATGTTTTGTCCTCGTTCGGCGTCCACCTCAATATAATCAGTAACAAAAACGTGCTTACAATGTTTCAATAGATAAGCATCCACTAATTCCAATATTTTAGTATAATCGCGACTGCGTCCTTCCCGTGGCAATGACTGTAACATTCCGGTAACTTGTGTCATGATTTCAATGTCGTATTGTGTTTCCATATGTAAAAGGTTATTATATACACATAAAAAATGTTTATATAATTACAGAGAGAATATAATGTTTATTTTTTGTATTTTTATTATTTTATGTTAGACATACATTGCGAGCATACTCTGGTTCTGCGACTCTTTGTTCTTGATAAGAATATCAACATCGCTCGTAGTGACCGTGAATGGGAAAGCGACCTCCAATTCAATATCTTCGTCAAATAGTTTCTGACCAGGCTTCATCAATCGGAACAGATTCAACTTGGTGTGAATGATTTCAAGACAGCGCTTCAAATTGCGGACCCCCGACTCACTCTTTGTCAACGCTGAATTGGAGATAATATATCCCAGTGTATCATCTGGAATGATGATATCTTCCTCCTTGAAGTTAATTTGCTCGCGAATGCTGGGAAGCAGATAATCACGCGCAATGGTAATCTTCTCTTTCTGCTCATACCCCTTGGTTTGGATACAATACATTCTGTCTCTTAGAATGGGGCTTACCTTGCTCTCGTCATTGTAACTGAATATGAATAGACATTTACTGAGGTCAAAGTTAACATCAGAGAAGTATTTGTCGTGGAACTCGCTATTCTGCGAGGTATCAGTGAGATGTGTAAGAATACCAATAATTTCCTCACCCTTGGGTGTATCACTTACCTTGTCCAACTCGTCAAAATAGATAACGGGGTTCATACACTTGCTATCAATGAGGATTTGAACGATCTTTCCCCAAGAACTGCCCTCATAGGTATACGAATGGCCCTCCAGGAAACTACTGTCTCCGGTTCCACCTAGCGCAATAAACGTGAACTCGCGGCCCAGAATCTTACTAATACCCTCTTTTACGAGGGTTGTCTTACCTGTGCCCATGGGCCCCTTGATGGCAATGGCAGTTCCCATCGCCGATGGATTAGAAATCCACTGACCAGCCATTTGCATAATTTGCATTTTGGCATCATTCAGCCCAAACACACACTTATTCAATGTTTCATATGCGTTCTGCATAAAGTCATGGCACGCATCTACGCCTTGATTAATGTTTACATCCAACGCCCGATGAACACCAAAAGGGATTTTCATGAATGTATCCACCCAATTTTTAATCTTGAAATATTCATTGTCTCCGGGGTCCATATTCTTCAGCATATTCAGTTTCTGAAGAGCGATTGCCTTGAATGAGGCAGGCATACCTGAATCAAGTAGCCGCAAACGATACGGTTTGGTAATATTCGTGTGCTTATTAATTTCATTCAATTCACTCATCACTTGAATCTGTTGTTTATTAGACAACTTCTTTTTGAAATAATCGATTTCGTTCGTTTTCTTCTTGTCGGCATGGATTAGTTTGTGATAAGTTTTCGCATTTTGGTTACGAGCTTGTTTAACGAGAGTCTTGATATTTGCGTTGCAGTCTTTGAGTGCTCGCTTGTAGACCTTGTTTTTAGAGTTAGACGAAAGCTGCTTGGTAAGCATTTTCTTGGTTTCAACTAGTTCAAGATACTCTTTTTCTGCGTCGTTGTTAATCTCAATCTCATCATCCTCATCCACCTCTTTCTTTTGCGCCTTACGTCTTTTACTCTGTTTCTTTGGTTTAGATGCATCGTCGTCGCCATCTTTCTGATTTGACGCGTCTACGCGAGTATAGTTCTCTTTCATAAACTGTTCCTCGTCTTCACTATCGCAATCGTCATTATCGTCGTCTTCGTAGTATTCTTCGGTATCCTTGCTACCTACACCATCAAGCGAAAGGAGAATATTGAATACACCTTCTTCATCACTTTCTTCATCGCCTTCTTCGTATTCTTCACTCTCCTCTTCGTTACTGCTCTCTACTACCTTTCTCTTATTTTTCTTATGTTTCTTCTCCTTCTTCTCGGGCTTATTTTTACTGTGTTTTTTGTCTTTTTTGTTTTTCTTGGAATTTGCGTATTTGCTGGTTGATTCAGACTTTTCTTTCATATACTTGGACGGAAACATATCTACAAGAAGCTTCTGAAACTCCTCGCGAGAAAGTTCTTCGTCTTCGTCGTCAGTGTCTTCGTCTTCATCAGTATCGTCTCTGCGTGATTTTTTACTTCTTTTAGTAGGAACAAACGACTCATCGTCGCTGTCCTCTTCTTCGGAATCATCGTCGTCAATTGTCTCGTAATCATCGGAATCATATTCTTCCTCGTCGTCTTCGGTATCCAGAATTTCTTCTTCGCTACTCTCAGAATCAGAGTCGTCCTTTGTTCTCCTTTTACTGTGCTTCTTGTCGGCGTTCTTTGCGATGTTGCGAGTCTCCATGGTAGTTTTACGTGTCATAATCAAGGTATCTGTGTATATAGAAGAGAAGATGAGAATTATTTCAATTTTCTAAGTAAATATAATTTCCAATACACTGTGTATATGCGAAAGTTATAAAATTGAATTATCATATAAAAAATATGATGATTATAATATAGGAGAATATTCATGTCATTAAAAACATCAACAATGAAAGATAATATTCCCGTATCGAAGATCGTAGGCGTACAATTTAGTATGTTATCTCCGGATGAGATTAGAAAGGCTTCTGTGGTAGAAGTTACATCCAAGGAGACCTACATGAATGGAAAGCCCGTAGCGGGTGGTCTATTTGATGTTCGTATGGGAGTATTGGAACCAGGTTTAATTTGTCGCACAGACGGGTATACGTATATTGATACGCCAGGTTATTTTGGCCATATTGAATTGGCTCGTCCAGTGTTTCATATTCAACATCTGAAAGAGATTATGAAAATTATGAAATGTGTATGTTTCAAATGCAGTAGACTATTATTGAACAAAGATTTACATAAACATGTGTTAAATATGAGTCCCGACGAGCGTTGGAGTTATGTATATCGCGAGGCATCAAAGATAAAAAATTGCGGCGAATCAAGTGACGATGGCTGTGGGCACAAACATATGACAAAAATTAAACAAGAAGGAATGGCAAACATCTGGGCCATTTGGGAAAAGATGGGAGAGGCCGGTGAAGATAAAAAAATAAAAATTTCTCCTGAAATTGCTTTGAAAATCTTTAAGAGAATATCCGACGACGATGTGTCGTTTATGGGATTCAGTCCAGTATGGTCTCGCCCCGAGTGGATGATATGCGAAGTCTTGGCAGTTGCGCCTCCTGCGGTGCGTCCTTCCGTAAAGCACGATGCCCAGCAGAGAAGCGAGGACGACCTGACCCACATTTATCACAACATCATCAAGTATAACAACGACTTGCGCGATAAGATTGCGAACAATGTTGCTTCCAATATGATTGAGCGCGTCCAAGAGTTCTTACAATACTACATTGCGATGATTGTGAATAACAAGGCGAAGGGCGCTGAGCCACTGGCCCAGCGTTCAGGAAGACCTTTCAATTGTATTATGGGTCGTTTGAATAGTAAGAATGGCCGTATCAGAGGCAATTTGATGGGTAAGCGTGTAGATTTCAGCGCTCGTTCTGTTATCACGGGCGATCCGAACTTGTCTATTCGCCAATTGGGCGTCCCAATGAAGATTGCGAAGAACATCACCAAACCAATCAAGGTGAACGATAAGAATCGCGACTTCTTGATGAAGCTTGTTCAGAATGGTCCGGATACATATCCTGGTGCGAAAATTTTGGAGAAGAAGAACGGAGAGAACACCTATTTGCGTTATGTAGATAGACTATCCATTCGGTTAGAGAATGGAGACACCGTTCACCGGCATATGATGGACGGAGATGCGGTGTTGTTCAACAGACAACCGAGTCTTCACAGAATGTCTATGATGTGCCACATCGTGAAGGTGATGAAGAAAGGTGATACATTTCGCATGAATGTTGGCTGCACAAAGCCTTATAATGCTGACTTCGATGGAGATGAAATGAATATGCACATGCCTCAGAATGTGATGGCAGAGACGGAGTTGAAGCACTTGGCGGCAATTCCTTATCAAATAATCAGTCCTGCTGGGAATTCACCAATCGTGGGAATTTTCCAGGACTCTTTGTTGGGAAGTTATAGAATGACCCGACCCAACATTAGTTTCACGCCCCGTGAAGCGATGAACTTGTTAATGATGTTCCCAGAAGTAAACATAGATGAATTAAAATCAGCAATTAAAAACAATAAAATATCTAGCTTTGATGTGCTTTCGCAGATTATGTCCAAGGTGACCCTGAAGTTCAAGACCAAACTATTTGAGGATGACGAGGATCCCGAAACTTCCAACAATATATTTGAAGTGAAGAATGGTAAGTATATTCGCGGTCAGATTGACAAGTCGGTTCTTGGTGCGAGTTCCAAAGGTATCATTCACCGAGTCTTCAATGACTTTGGAAATATGCACGCATCCAACTTTATTGATAACATTCAGAATGTGGTGACTGAGTATATGAAGTCCAGTTCGTTCAGTGTGGGTATCAGCGATTTGATTGCGAATAAGATGACTCAGGATAGCATTATTGAGGCAATTACGATGCAAAAGAAGGAGGTTCAATCCTTGATTGAGCGCGTCCAACTGGGCACGTTTGAAAATAATACTGCGAAGAGTAATCAGGTTGAATTTGAGACAGAGGTGAATAACATTTTGAACGAGGCGACGAACAAGGCAGGCAAGATCGGTCGTAAGTCGTTGAGTAAATCCAATCGTTTCTTGATGATTGTAAACTCGGGATCCAAGGGCACGCTTATCAACATTTCTCAGATGATTTCTTGTCTGGGTCAGACCAACATTGATGGCAAGCGAGTTCCTTATGGATTTGAAGAGCGCACGCTTCCGCATTACAGTAAATTTGATGATAGTCCGGGTGCTCGCGGATTCATTGAGAACTCCTATATTTCTGGATTGACTGCTCCCGAACTATTCTTCCATGCGATGGGTGGTCGTATTGGTTTGATTGATACTGCGGTGAAGACTTCGCAGACTGGTTATATTCAGAGAAGGCTGATTAAGGGTCTGGAGGACTTGAAGGTTGAATATGATACGACTGTTCGTAATAATATGGGAAAGATTATTCAGTTTGAGTACGGAGAAGACGGATTTGATTCCACGAAGACCGAGAATCAGTTCATTCCTTTGGTGGGAATGAACCTAGAGGATGTATATGCTCATTACGACATTATCGGAATCAATGACGAGAAGACGCAGACAATTCATGTATATAATCCTGCTGCGACAAAGCGTATGCGTAAGCAGAAGACAGAAACCAAAGTCAAATGTAAGGAGTATATTGAGAAGATGATTGACGCCCGCGACAAGGTGATTGGAAGCGTATTCAAGTATAAAAATGAAAATGGAGTGAAATTGCCCGTTGCGTTTCAGCATACAATTACCAATATTCAAGGTCAGTTTAATTTGACTGCTAATTCAATTATTGATATTACCCCACTGGAGGCGTTCCAGATGATTGAGGCAACTTTCCAGAAACTTAATAAAATCCATTACAGCAAGCCAAACCCATTATTTGAGATTCTATTCTTCTTCTACTTGACCCCTAAGAGTTTGTTGATTCAGAAGCGCTTTCACAAGGAAGCACTGACTAATTTGCTCCAGACAATTGTATTGCGATACAAAGAGGCAATTGTCCATCCTGGAGAAATGGTGGGTGTGATTGCGGGTCAATCTATCGGTGAGCCGACCACCCAGTTAACGTTGAATACGTTCCACTTGTCGGGTGTATCTTCTAAGTCAAATGTGACCCGTGGCGTGCCTCGTATTGAGGAAATCTTGCGTCTGACGAAGAACCCGAAGAATCCTTCCCTCACCGTTTATTTGAAGGACATTGATGAGAAGGACCAAGACAAGGCGAATGTGTATTCTAAGATGTTGGAGCATACGAAATTGGTAGACCTAGTAAAGAGTGTCCAGATTTGCTTTGACCCAAATGACGAAGCAACCAATATTCTGGGAGATAGGACCTTGATGGAGCAATATTACGAGTTCCAGAGACTGGTGGAAGATTGTGCTGGAGATGACAATGTAAAGACCGAGCACTCCCGCTCCAAGTGGATTATTCGTATGGAACTGAATGCCGAGACGATGTTGGATAAGAACATCACAACGGATGATGTGTATTTCGCGATTAACAATAGCGAGTATGGAGAGGAGATTTCGTGTGTGTATTCTGATTACAATGCGGATAATTTGGTATTCCGTATTCGTTGCAACAATTCGTTGCTGAAGTCAAAGAAAAAGGGAATTCTGGATTCGCTAGACCAGTCGGACCATATTTATTTCCTACAGAATTTCCAGGACACATTATTGAATAACATCGTGTTGCGTGGTATCAATCGCATTACCAATGTCTTACCGCGTAAGCTACAGAGTATGGTGACAAAAGACGAAGATAAATATGTTCAGAACGACGTGTGGGTTCTAGATACTACGGGAACAAACTTGTTGGGAGCGTTGTCCCAAGACTTCATTGATAAGTATAGAACGGTCAGTAACGACATTAAGGAAGTATACGATGTATTGGGCATTGAGGCTGCCCGCGAGGTCATCCATAATGAATTGGTAGAGGTGATGGAATTCAGTGGCGTATATATTAATTATCACCACTTGAGTCTATTGTGTGATAGAATGACCTGTAACAAGGACATGGTGTCTATTTTCAGGTCAGGTATTTTGAGTGATAAGATCGGGCCCATCTCTAAGTCAACCTTTGAGGTTCATACAGAAGTATTAATGAGTGCGTCTCGTCATGCTGAGTTGGACCACATGCGCGGAGTGTCTGCTAGCGTGATGATGGGACAATACGGTTCATTTGGAACAGGTTCTTTCCAGGTGGTATTGGATATGAACAAGCTGAAGGAAATGGATGACGAGGAAGTGGAGAACACCATTGACTGTGACGAGGTGGACAAAGCTCTTGAAATGGACAAGTCTAAGGATACTTGTAAGAAGAGTGCGATTGAAATAAATAACAATATTGGTGCGATTAAGAAAGAGCAAGGAGATATATGCGATGACGACAACTACGATATTGGATTTTAAGGTCAACACTTAATTGAATAAAAAATACATACATATATTTTTTATTGGTAAACATATTAAAGAATGTGCGTGTATATACTCTGTGAAGCCAGAGGGAATGGTTTCCAACCGAACTTAGCTCAGGGGTAGAGCACCTGACTGTAGTGGTTAAAACAAATATCGGGCGGTCGCTGGTTCGAATCCAGCAGTTCGGAAACTATTTATTGTAAATAGTAACCAATTTGTATATTGGTTATTATTTGGTTTCATGTAAAATTGAATGCATGCATAAATGAAGAAGATATGTAAATATAAAGATACAGATGAATTCAATCGTGGTAAATCGCACATATTTGTTTGACCTGGCCGGACAGGTTCGCTTTGGAGAGTTGTCTACAGATGCGTTGTATGCTATCTTCAAAGATGGTCGTAATGCGTCGTTTATGCTGGAAGAGTGGTTGACATTGAAGTTCCCATTAACCCGTGTATTGGGAAACCGAGACCATGACCACGTAGACGAATTGGGTAATAAATACGATGCCAAGAATTTCACAAAGGGTGGATTGAAATTCATGCCGTCCAATCAAATCGGTGCCGGTAGACAGTTTAATAAAGAAATTGCGCACCAGCATGCAGGTGAGTTGATATATATTTGCTGCGATATTGTTGATTTTCCAAGAATTCGGGTCCGTTTCATAAATGGAAGTGAGCTTATGGCTACTTACCCAAAATGTTCTATTCCATTTCGGAAAAGAGAATCCCTATTTGCAGACGAGACATAACGTTTATCTCTACTATAAAGATAAGAATAAAAATAAAAATATTCTTTTTATTTTTGTAGATGAATAGGATTCTACACTACCTTGTTAAATTCGGCAATAAGCTCTGGTTTGGATATAGACCGCGGACCCACTGTATGTAACCGGCTCGCATATTCTATTTGATTGAGTTTTGTTACCAACCCATCATCACAAACAATGTTATCGTTGAACTTAATAAAATAATGTGACTGTATGCTTTTGTCTTCCACATTGGTATCCACCTTCCCCGCGGTTCCTCCAACACGACGAAAAGATACATCAGGGGTATCTTCTTTCTTCACAAATTGAAAATGCGTAGGGGCACATTTGTCTTTTACTTTACGAAAGGTTTTTTGTTTTTTCCATATTTGGAATACACAAGGAACCTTGTGGTCTTTGTCATTCAATAAGAATGCCTTTTCGGGTAAATCCGACTCTTTTACTAAGTGAAAATTCAACGGAAACGCTTTATGCATGCTGTCTTTTTTGAAGCTTTTTGGTAATATGAAAGAAACGGTGTCTGCGAATTCGCACGATTTCTTGATAAACTTTATTGCTAATGATGATTGGCGACCAAATGGTGGGTTCCCCACTATATGGATTCGTGAATGCGCATCTAGAAGCGGTTTGTATTCAAATAACAAATAGTCTTGTTTCTCAATTTCCGAATTCTCTGGTTCTAAATCGTAAAATAGACACGTGGGAGAAGAATTCTTGGTCCCCAACTTTTTAATACCTTGTATAAACGACCCATTGCCGGCGCTAGGTTCAATGATTAATTCGGATGATTTGATACGAAAACTCTTTTTCACCCATTTCAAACAATCGTCTACGATTTCAGGTTTTGTATAAAACTTGTCTATGGTATTACGTTTCAGACCTTTTGTTTGCGTGTGTTCCATCATGTGTATATTTTGATTGTGTTCAGTCGGCATGTTCAATTTTGCGGAATTCATATGATAAGATATATTATATGAATGAAGAGTTTTAATTCATTTATGCGACACTATACGTTTCAAGAAATGAATCCAAGCTCAATGCGTGCCCGGCATATGCTGGGTCGTCAAGCAATTCGCTAAAATCGTCAATTTTGCCAAGACTTAATCCAAAATTAATCAATTGATATACGGGAACATTATCCAGCGGTGGGCTTCGCACGCAGTAATATACATCGGCGTGTTTGTTTCCTCCTAATACTAACCAAGGCACATTCAATCCAAGACTTTCCAGATTCGTATCTGAAACCAGCAATACTGGCAACTTGTAAAAATCGCACAACACCCAGACGTCCAAATCAGTCAAATAATATTGGTCGCTCATGATGAGTGTTTCCAAGGATACTTGGTTGTTCATCACCTGTTGTATCGCATCGTGTTTTTGGTTCTGTTTTGCCAATATGTCCAGTATTTTGACGCCATGTTTGCGGAGGAGTGGCGTGTATTGTTCCACCAGACGCTTTTTCAATGAGTATGTGCTCGGAATATTTCTGCGGAACCGAAGGAACAGATCATACATGAGAACGTAGCCACAATCAGGTTCAGATTTGTATACGACTTCCTGCGTTTCTTTTGGGAAAACCGACTTCCAGAAACTACTAGCGGGTCCAGTGAGCTTGATAATTTTGTCTATACATGCTTGTTTGCGTTGCTTCAATGTGACCAGGTTAGAATATGTGAGTTCCACGACGCTTGGTTCGGCATTTTCATAGTCAATATTGTGTAAATATTCGTTTGTTTGGAAGGGGGTAAGTTTGTTCAGGTTTTCAGCGTCCATTCTGCTTTGTAACAAGAGTGCTTCGTTTTCATTGATTTTATAATCTGTATCAGTATAATTTAAATACTTGTTGCTTTCTAACAGAAACAGCCGAATGCGTTTAAATCGTATTAATTCATCTGCCAGACGACCGTAATACATGATTTGATTGTCTACTTGGTTTACCAGATTCGTTTTGGGAACAATGAGAGAGCATTCGTTATCTTTGCTTAGACAATACGTCTTGTCGTCACATTTATTCATACATGTATACACTTCGTTCATGTTATCTAATATTTTTTGACTAATGGTTCCAAACGCAACCCGTTTTTTCAAGAGCACGCGCAATAAAATGATGACTTTCTTCAGCTTCAATTGGTAAAATATGTTGGGGGAGTTCAATATTCCAACCAGTTTCTTCTTCAATTCAAAATGTTCATGGTCATTCAGTAATATGCGAACAGTTGTGCGGAACGCAATGTAGAATTTATTTTCTAGAGAAATGTGTTTAATGGTTTGTAGTCGCAGGTTATCCTCTGTTTTGGAGGTGGTGAGTGTTACGTCCGCATTAGAATATTCGGAATTACTATAGTTCATCGCCTGGTATGGTTTTAATTCGTCTTCAATTGTATTTGCTACCGGCGGGATAATTTGAACAAACTGGTTGGTTTCAGTAAGAATACCTACAATCATCTCGTCTTCTTCTACGCGCATAATGGGTTTAGATAATATTGCGCCATTGGATTCGCTAGCAAGTTGGGTTAAGAAGTTCTTGGTGGATTCATACGGAGCCCAGGACAATTGGTCCATATATACAACGGGAATCTTGCTGACACGTGTTGATGGCAAAGTGGGAATAAAAAATTCTTGGTCGTGTTCAGGGTATTGTTTTACCAATAGTCCGATAATCTTGTTCTTGTAGTTAGATACTTGTTTAACAATTTGATATTGGAAATCATTTATGAAATCAACCACCTTTCCAGCTGGTATATTCTCCTTGAAATGATATGTTTTTGGCATACTGGACAATGGCTTGCATTTGTTGTTCAAGTCATGTTGCAGTATACGCAATATGTCTGCGAATTGAGAAGTCATATTTGCGTCGCTTAAAAAGGGTTTTGTGTGAACCAATGGTTGCCCTCTGGAATCGGTTCTGAATATATAGACCGGTTCGTAGAAATCGTCTTGTTTGACTAATAATACGGTCTCTCTGGATGGGTCATAAAACGTATTTGTATAGGAATTGGTAGGACAGATGAATTCAACATTGTCTGTAATATCGTTGTCGGTGATTTGGATGATGACCAGATTCAGTCCATCTTTAAAAAGCTTTGGGTTGGGGGTGGTTACGATATCCCACATATAAGTATGGTCAATCCATGCATCCTTATCCGTTAAAAAGGTTTTGAAGTTTTCAAACGACGAAACAGTGTCTTTGAAGAAATTCTCCTGTGTTTTGTTTGTCATATCCAATTCCTTATAGAAGTCGCTGTTTTCGTATTGTTTATAGATGTCTGTCTTCACTTGTGTTTTTGGCATAAACATGGTAGACAGCGAACCATTTTGGTATTTGATAAAATCATCAATCTCTATTGATTTTGCGAGTATGGTTTGCATCTCGCTAGTAGACGCAACCCTATAAATCAAATTGTGATAGGAAGAATATAAGTCAGCTATACAACCCAAAAAGGACTGATGTTGAGTTTGTTCAACACCTGCTCGTAAAATAACAGACGTATTTGGCTTGATGAGTGCGGCGTTATTTGAAGTGATAATATCAGCATAATCAATATTTAACAGATTTTGAATTGTCTTCGGTAAAAAACCAGAACGGCTTTGGGTCAAAGGATATTTATCGGGACCAACTACATACATTAAGTTCGGTAATGCTAGGTTATCATCTTCATCGTCATCCTCTTTTCTGGCTGCACTATCATCGTCAATATCGTCGTCAAGTTCTTCTCCTTCTGGAAGTGAAATATCTTCTTTTGTGATGCCACATTCCTTTCTGCGGTTTTTCAATTGCGAGGAGTTCCAGTCTTTTCCATAACAACACGGCAGACAACTGTTGGGGTGAGAGTCTTTTGATTTAAATCCGGGATTGTGCCATTTATAGTCTTGATTCTTGTCCTTGTGATATCTATTGTCGGTAAATTCGTGAATATTATCTTTACATACACCGGCTTTCACTTGTTCTTCAGAGAGTGCTTCATTTGTTTTCATACACCAGTAGCGGGGACAAATATACCAATATTTCTTATCGGGGTTTGTTCCATAACGAATTGCGTATTTGTATGCGTTTCGGTTTTCTCTGTCTAATTTTTGTTTCTCGGCGTCAGTCAAAATAATAGGCTGTAGATTGATGTTGACGGGACATACGCGAGAATAGTTTTTGTATTTACCTTGCGCTTTGGTTAAGAACAAGCTCGGTTCCAGACGCTTCTTTTTATCAAAGAACAGTTTGTTTGCCCTCTCACTGGTCTTCGCATCAAGGGTTAATTTTTTTTGCTTTGCTCCTCCGGTTTGTTCTTCGTCTTCTTCATCATCATCATCATCATCTTCTTCGCTTGCATAAAAAAATCCTTCGTCATCGTCGTCTTCTTCCTGTTCTGGTTGAAATGTAATGGGTTTGATAATGGGCTCCACTGTAATGACCAAATTTTCTTTTGGAAGCTCATCTTTCTTCTTTTGTTTTGCGCATAATGTTTCAAAATGGTCTAAATCAAACTCGGTTGTATTCGGTTGTTGAGTAATACGCAACAATGTGTCTATGTATACAAAAATAGGTTCAATGTAATGTGTGTTTGTTATTCCCGTCACGGTAATGGTGAATTTGTTCTCAAAAATAGACGGTCTGAGCGACATTTGGAACCCTGGGTTTTCAACGATTTGAGTAGTTTTATTAACGAATTCGCCGTTTATTTGGGTGAAATTGTTCAGATATGTGGTGAAAGCTTGAACTGCTTCGTCTTGCTCTAGGTCATGATTTAATTTCAGTGCGTCAATCACTTCCTTGTCGCTATTTGTTTTGTTGTATACATTTGTGATCATTGCTTCAATCGCATCCATCTTACGATAATTATTGACCTTCTTATAATTCAGAAGATACCCTTTTTTTATGTCACCATCTACAATGTCAAAAATCTTGGTAATGCAATTTACATAAGGTGACTTTTTCAAAGATAATTCTTTTTTAATATCAAATTCACATGTAATATCAATATTTGTAAATTCAACCCGGGTATCATAGACGTTTTTGATAGTCTTCATTTTATACCCAATTTGCTCTAAAAAAGTGTTCAAGTTGATAATTACATGGTTGGTGAGCGAAGTGATGAAGGTGTTGAATGTGTCTACTGATACAACATTGGTCATTTCTCCTTTCATGGTCATGTTACCATTCTTATGTAACTCTATGATAATGGACGAATAATCGTTGTTATCGGTATGAATATAAAACGCGATTGTTTTTGACTTTCCGATTTCTTTGGACAAGTTGTGGACGGACGGTTCTTTCAAATAAGGAATTTTGCTACCGTTTGTAGCAATGCGCTCAGAATAAATCCGATATAGATTCTCACGACGAGCCCCTGGGTTATATTTGATAAAGGGTATTTCTTTGCTTGCATGAATATTTTTAAATACAATATCCAATGGAAGATGACTAGTGTTGATGGGGTGAATCACCATATCAAACTCGCGGAGCCCCTTTGAAATATACTGTAGGTCTTCTGTCTTCTTATCATAAATTGAATAAAATGCTTCGTGAATGCGTAATGATTGTTCATTCGCCGCAAAGGTCTTCTTTTTGTATGTTTCAATAAGCGATAGCTTTTGCTCTTCAAATAAACTACTGGATGTAATTTGTAGTTTCATGAGTAGGGGGAAATAATTTTTGATCATAGCTTCTTCGGTGAGATTGATATCATTCGCATTGTCTACCATGTCCTCCAATTCAGCATAATAAATCTCATTGTTTTTGATTTCTCCATAGGTAAACAACAGTGAATGTTCGTATAAGTATAAAGGATTTGCTGAATTTTGTGTGTATTCAGGCGAATATGCCGAGAGGTTATGCGGATTGCTTGAAAACAAATAATCATAAGCGGAGGCGAACTTTTGTCCAATTGGAATGAATATATCCATCTCAATTTCATTCTTTTTAAAATATTGTAGTAAATCCTGATACGAATACAAGGGCTTGACTGAAATAGAACGAACAATGTCGTCTGACGCATTCAAGTGTATTAATAATTGTCCTAATATGGTTTGTGTAAGAGGATATGTTTCGTTAGCAGTGACCGTCTGATATACATTCCATAAGTTGATATGTTGAGATGCCTTCGCATATAGGTATATGTTCTCGTATGCATGTGTGTTCTCATCTAATTCTTTCACTAGTTTGTGTTTAATAGTATGGATGGAATCGTCTTTGTGAATGGTTTGCTCTGAATACTCTATTTTGGTATTGTTTAATTTCATATTGGTTATTTCTAAATCATTAAACAAGTTGTCTGCTTCATTGATACCACTGTTTCCGCGGAAAACAATCGCATGTGAGATAGAACCGCCACGGTGTAGTTTACATAATTTGTATATGTTCTCGTGACCTTGTGTATCTTCTTTGTCTGGTGAATCCATTATATATAGTGGTCTTATAAATTTGTATCATTTATTTTTGATAAAATAAAATAACGGGTCAATATAATATATACAGAACGGTATGGTAAAGGTAGCACTGATAATAGGAATTAATTACACCTATCGTGATAAAAAGACCCAATTATCAGGTTGTATTTATGACGCACATCGCATACGTAATATGGTGATACGCAACTTAGGGTTCT